AAAGTAATTATTAATTTCTTTTCTTTTTATTATTAGTATCTTTGTTTATAATAATTTCTGGATTATTATTTTTAATTATTTTAAATATTAAACTACTATTAGAGTCTAATGGTGCTGGTTGTCCGTTCGGAAGTCTTATATCTACTGTAAAACTATTTATTAAATGAGGTTTATCTACAATATATTCCCAGTCAGTGCTGAACCCAAAAAAGTAATCTGCTTCTGAGTAATTACGACTTATATATCCGAGAGATGGAGTCGGACATATATAACTTCCTCCATAAAATGTTCTATGTTGTTCTACTATATCTGAATGAACCACCAGATATGGATAAGACATTTTTTTAGCAATTTTACTAGCAATAATACTATCTGATACGGCTTGTGTTTTAGCTGGGATTTGAAGATTTACACCACCCAAATTTTCCATCGGATTACCCCAATAATTCTGAGTAAAACCCAAAGCAAGATTACCAGAAACATATGCATTTGTTGTGGCTGGTTTAACCATATTTTGATATTTATCAGATAGTGATTGATTATATCCAATATATCTGTTGTAATTTTCTCTATTAAAAATACTGTTTTGTTCACCAGTGAAGGGAACAAGCTGTTCTAAATCAAATCCCATTTTATCAAATAATGACCCTATATAATCAAATGGTTTATCACATGTCATTTTAGTTGTTTTAGTTCCGGCTGCATTGGGACAAGTCAACCCAATAATACCGACGCCAGACTGAGATGAATTGATTGGATTAGTTGGATCGTTAATTTGACTTACGAAAGGAAATGGTTTTCCAGATGCTGGTTTATATCTCATACCATAATGGACAAGTGGACTGGGCGGAGGATAATCCAAAAAATTCCAACTCCATTCTTGATTCACGCCGTCATAAACATTTGTTCCCATAGAATAAATTATTGGAATATCAGTTTTATCTAATTTATATAGTAAATAACCACCGGGTGCATTAAGTTTAGTATATCCAGTGGTTGTTGAAATAATACCACCCATGAATTGTGATATTGCAGACCCTTGACTATATATTTCCAATATTTCTGTTGCAAAATCTTCATTTGGGATATATCCAGCAGTAGAACTACCAGCAACTTCTGGTTCTCTAATATTTGAATAAGACCCATTACCAGCCCTTAGAGCCGTATGCAATTGACTAAATTTAAATTTACCACTAATATCATCAAATCCAATAAGCGGATTGTCCGCTCCAATATGGACATACCCTTGATAATGGAACGGAGTAAAATCTACATTAGTATAACGACCCGGAAAATTTGGTGGATTTGTGTTGCTTGGAGTTGTGAAAGCATGACATTGCCAATCCATTGGGTCTGGTTGCGTATCATTTGGATTCGGTATTAAATATTCATTTCCGTCTTGATAAAAATTAATACCTTGTATATCAGCATTTCCACTCACCACTTTCGCCAATTCTTCCATATTTGTCTGCTGAGTGCTTATAATCTTCGCTAATTTTTGATCTTGGAAACTCATACTACACCCAAAAAATTCTCCCGTTTGAACCCATGGAAAATTTTTATTTTCATTTATAATATTCGTTGATGGTGCTGGTTCTGCAACATTTAAATTATCTGCACTAATATACGCTATGAAAGGGATTTCACGAATATCAACTAAATTTGTTATTGCGGGTGGGTCTAGCCATGGGATCAAATCATCTGTTAATGGAGTTCCATCTTTCATTGTTTCTCTGATAAATAAACCGATACACGCAATTCCTTTATCTTGTTCATTGTTTGGATGTGGTTTGAATATCTCATTATTATATCGTTGTCCATTTTTATCAAATACAGAAAAAATAGTATCCTCTCCTAAATCATCATCTGTTATTAAATCAATTTCATCTCTCCAATAAGTGTAGAATGGATGGCGAGATTTATATTTATCACCGACTAATGCTGGAAGTTTTCTTCTAAAACATATATTCATATCTCCGCTTTTTGTCCCGCCTCCGTATTCTTGTGCTTGTCCTTCAACACTTGTTTGGTCTGTGGTTTGAGAGTCATATAATGGATTAAATGAAAGATGTTCATAAGTGCTTGCATATTCTGGTGGAAATAAAGTTGTTCCCGGTGTTGATGCCGAATACCCACTTTGAGACATAATTACCGCTTGAAGTGGAGTCGCCATTGAAATTTGGTTCGTTTTTGGTGCAACACCATCATAATCTCCAACAGTTGTTGCAGTCTCTGTGCCGATATTATCTTCGGTGGATTGACTTGTCGCAGTTGATGTTAATTGGTCGTCAAGCCGTCCGAATTGTAAGTCAGATACGAAATTTTTATAGACATCAATATTTTTAACACCTCTTTCTTGGAATTCAGAATTATCCACAGTAAGACTTGGACGTGAGAGTGGATAAATACACTCTTTTAATAATTTTACTGAATTTTGAGTTGCGATAATATTAGTCGCTACTGGTTGATTTTCTTTTAGTCTAAGCATTCCAATATTGTCAATACTATATCTTTCATATTCCCCTTGATTATAACCGCCGGGTGCTTGTTCGCCCGGCTGTAAATCCGTCCCATTTAAAGATGCCCCAGCAACAACTTTTAGCCATTTTGAAACTATCATACTGGAATTGTAATAATCAAGTCTATCAAGACTAACTATACCAAACCCCATACATGGAGTGTTAGTGCCATGACTTGATGTTCTTCCTCTACCACCAAAAGCCAGAGCTTCAACTACTTCATAAATTGAACCCCTATTAGTAAATTTTGCCCTAATTGTCCCCTCTGGTTCTACATACTGTGAGAATTTACAAAAATTACGACCACTTACATATCGGTCAATATCACCAGTCAGCATGTTCTTCCAGAATAAATCATATCCTTTTTGAGGAACGAAGCCTTTTCCAGTTGTATAAGGACTTCTCTGTTCTGGATCTTGCGGAACTCCGGGAGACCAATCAACGGGGACATAGTCAACCCCCGCTGGTTGAATATTTGCATATTCACAAAAAGCAGTTCCATCTAAATAAGCATTCACAAAATCACCACTGGCTGTTGGGAAAACTTTATATAGTTGATTTGAAAAATCCGCAACTCTAACATTCGCTACTGCAACACTTGATGACTCTGGGACATCGGGAGCTATTCCCAGTTTTCTCATAACCACTGGTGTCTTAGCAACATTATCAGTTGTATAGCTATTCGCATTACCAGTTTTTGCTTGTAGTTGACTTGTTAGATTATTTGCTAATGAAGATGGTGTTGAAAATCCTTCTGGTTGAACTAAATTAACTTCCATTAATTCTAATAAGGCGTCTGCTTTTTTTGCTTCCGTGTCTGAATCCGTATATAAACCACCCGCCACATCTTGACCCGTATATGGCGACCTATTATCGCTTTTGAGTTTATAAAATCTAACAGAGGATGGATGAAATATTTCAATGGGAGCATTTGTCATCGGCGGTCGTGAGAACATATTCATATCTGCTGTATTAGTAAATATTTCTGGTATTTGATTCCCATCTATGAGTCTGCTTAAAAATCCTTGAATATTCTGGATGGGATTACAATTAGCAAATAATGCCCAACTCAGTTTATCTAACAATAACCCCGTAGCATGTTTGCCGACAAAATCGGGTGCTCCGTATTGAGTGCTGAGAGGGTCATATACGATCGCCATTGAAGCACACGGAAGAGGAAAATTGAAAGTTAAATTATTTGAAATATATGGAGCAAAAAGCAAAGATGCTTTATTATCTGAAATTGGGTCTGACCCTTGATTAGTTGAACCACCAGTAAATTCTAGTGTTTGTGAAACATCTCCTCTTAAATTGATTTGAGAAGCTTCAATCTGAATTGAATCACCTTCATTTAATTTTATACCGTATGGTATAGTAGTAGTCCATTTATGGTTTGGTTGCGGTGCTGTATTTTCTGAAATTTGTCTGTGCTTTTCTGCATCAAAAATTTCACGATAAGCAGTTTGCCGATTGGATTCTATAATAAAAGTTTGTTGGGACATCTATATATTAATAATATATTATTATTAAGATATAACCAATTCACCATTTAACCAAAGTATTTATCATATTTACTTACTGTTGGAGTGTTTAAGACCGTGTCTTGTGGTGCTATTTGTTGAACTGGTTTCGGTACTGGTGGTGGTTTCGGTGCTGGGTCTGGTTTAGAATTAAATACATTTTTTACTTGTTCGTATTTCGCCATCATTCCGACAAAATCCATAAACTCTTCGTGAGATGTTTTTTTTGGTGGTTCTTTAACATACGGGAGAGATGGCGGTTCATCATAAACTGGTTCTTCTTCTTTTACTTTTTTAGTTCTTTCTTTGTATGCTTTCTTTTCTTTCATTAGATCTAATTTCTCTTGTTTAATTCTATCTTTCTCCAACTTAACCCTCTCTTTCTCTTCTCTTTTTAATCTGTTTTTTTCTTGTAGTTTCTCCATGTGTAGAATTTGGGCTTGTGTTCGTGGTTTCTTTTTCTTTTCTGGTGGCGGTTTTTTAACAGATGGCTTCATGACAAAGGGAGATTGCTCTCCATTTTCATCTCTATCTTCTTCTATATCTTCTACTTTGGTTATTTCAAGACTAATTTCATCGTCTTCTTTTGATGCATTAATATCATCTTCAATATTATCGTCAAATTGAGGGAGTCGGTTCATTTATATATATTCTAAATATATTTTTTTTTACCACAAAACCACATATAACTATACCTTTTATTATAAAAAGGTTTATGAGGACGCTGAAAAGATGAAAAGACGAAAAAATCCGCAACCTCTTTTGAATATAATATTTTTTTTGGATTTCATATTTTTTTTTGATTTAGAAATAAAGTTTCGGAAATTCTATCTTTTCATCTTTTTATCTTTTTATTATTAAATTTAATTACGCAAATTAAATTAAAATTAATAATAATAACACCATAACTGGTAAGGATATGTATGGGTCTGTGGTTAGAGACGGAAAAAGACAAAAAAGATAAAGGATTTTTTTCATCTTTTTTTCATCTTTTCATCTTTTCATCTTTTTCTGTCTTTTCCATTAAATAAATATAATTGTTTAATATATATGTCTAATAAAGCACTCTCACAAATATTCGGTAGAGTTGGTTCTAAAACAAGTTTAAAAGAAAAAGTTTATAGAGCATTTCCGAAAGACTTCACCACTTATGTAGAACCATTTGTCGGCGGTGGTTCAGTTGTAATGGGGTATAAATTTAAACCAACTCAAAAAATAGTAATTAATGATTTAGATAGTAATTTAATGCAACAGTATCGTTTTATTAAAAGTAATCCGTCAATAGAAGGAACTCAAAAATATTCTAATACTAATTTAGAGACACTAAATAGATGGAAAGATAAAACTGGTGGTAATAAATGGGATAAGTTTGTCGCATTTGTTTTAAAAAGTAATAATACATTTGGTAGTTTGGGAACAGGTAAAGTATATAAATCATCTGACCCATACGCCAAAATAAAGCGTATTCCAGAACAAGCTTTAAAACTAAAAGATATAACAATTTTAAATGAAAGCGTTTTTTCTGTAATAAGCAAGTATAACAGAGCAGGGGTATTTATGTATTTAGATCCACCATACGAAAATAGTAAAGATTTATATGAGAAGGGTTCATTTGATTTTGAAAAACTGGCGAAGCAATTACGAACTTTTAAAGGCAAGTTTTTACTATCAATAAACGCCTCACCAAATATAAAAAAAATATTTACTGGATTTAAATTTAGTGGTGCATCTGCTGGTGGTAGTGCTAATGTGGAGGGTGGTATAGGGTCAAAAGTTAGAAGAGAGTATTTAATAAAAAATTACTAATATATAATTCTAAATAACGCATAAATATAGATATAAAAATATATATATATTATATATAAAATGGCATTTATTGATGAACTACTAAAAGCATTAAAAAAAGACAGACCAAAATTATCTGAGGGTTCTTTATTAACTTATAAGAACCAAATTGAAAAACTTTATAAAAAAGTATCTGGTCATACAAATACTTCTAATTTTACGGATCTAAAATGGGTAAATGATATAGATAATGTAATGGAGGTAATAAGTGATATGAAACCATCTTCACAAAAAATCATTCTTACAAGTGTCGCTGTTTTTTTATCACTTGACAAAGATAAAGAGAACGATAAGAATATTAAGAAGTATAGGGATAAAATGCTTGACATTCAAAATGAAATGAGGGAAGATTCAAAAGGTCAACACAAAACAGATAAAGAAGAGAAGAACTGGACTACAATGAAAAGCTTAGACGAAGTTAGAAAAGGATACAGGAGAGAAATAAACAATAAAGGGATTTTAAAAAAGAATGCAGAATTATCTCCAAATGATTTTAATCTATTACAAAGATATTTAGTCAGTTCTCTTTATACGATACAACCCCCACAAAGAAACGATTATATAATGGATGTTGTTTCTTCAAAAGAATATGACGATTTATCTGACGATGATAAGGCAAAATCTAATTTCTTAGAAGTTATTTCAAGGGGTAAAAAAGTATTTCATTTTAATCACTATAAAACTGTCGCAAGACATGGAGCAAAAGAAATAGAGGTTAATAAACAATTAAATGCAATATTGAATATATGGTTGAAATTCAATAAGTCGGGGTGGTTATTATTAAATAAACAAAAACAACCATTAACACCAAATGGATTAACTAAATTAGTTTCAAGGACATTCTCTCCAACTGGTAAAAACATAACTGTTAATATGATTAGAAAGATATTCTTAACTGAAAAGTTCGGACACGAGAAAGATGAGAAAGAAAAACTGGCACACGAAATGGGACACACCGTAGCAACCCAGCAGACCAAATATGTTAAACACGATAAAGAAGAATAATAATATTAAAAAGAAAAAATAATTATATTGTTGTATATTATAAATGAGTGCGTGGATTGATTTTGTAAAGAAAGTGGCAAAGCGTGATAAAATTAGTTATACAGAAGCATTGAAGAAAGCATCTGGGGAATATAAAAAAACTAAAACTGGTGTATCAAAAGGAAGTAAGAGTAAAACTAAGAAAGGAGAACTTGATTTTACCACGAAGAAGGGTGATGTAAAAGATGAGGGTGGTAAAAGAATGAAAGGCAAAAAAGCCAAATAAATAATTAATATTATATAATAAATTATCTTACTTTATTATATAACATGAACTCACAAGATGTATTATCTAAATTACAAGGAAATTACGATATGGATGCTGGTCAGATTGATGGGATTATCAATTCCGCAACAGATTCTTTTGATAATAATTGGAGATCAAAACTTTCTGAGCAGATTGGTATAGATGAAGCTAAGAAAGAACAAATTGACGAACTAACTGCTTCAACTGGTATGGGACTGCAACTTGGAAAAGAAGCATACAACAAAATTAAAGCACGTCGTGCTAAACTCGCCAAAGGGAGAGCAGAAAAATTAAAAAAAGGAGAAAAGGATGTTAAAGAGAACGAGACCACTGACCTTGATGGTAAAACACCAGCAAGTCAAACTGCACCAGAAGACGAAAAAAAAGACTCAGTAGAAGAAGACCCAACAGATGACCCAACAGTTGACGATGGTTCTGGTAGTGCTGTTAAATCAAAAAAAACATTAGAAACAGTAGATGAAGAACCAGCGGAAGCAGTTGACGAAGCCCCAGCCGTGGCGGAAGATGCACTTCCAGAAGTATCGTCAGCACTTCCAGAAGTTCCAGAAGCATCGTCAACACTTCCAACAGTATCAACCGAGGGGGTCGGAAGTAGTGAGGGAATTTTTGGAAGTGGTGTAGATCCAACAGTAGCTGATTTAGATGAGGTAGAGGGTGGTGCTTCTTCAAGAGACATTGATATTTTTAACCCAACAGCTGAGGTAAGTGAGGTAGAGGGTGCTACTCGTGGTGCTTCTTTAAGATTTGGTGTAAGTGGTATTAGACCAAGACAGGGATTTAACATGGAGGGGGCGAATGTTGAACCAAGATTGAAAGACTTTAAAGAGGGACAGGGAGTAGAAACTAGTGATGTAGCTCCTTCAAGAGTTCCATATCCCGAAAGTTGGTCTAATAATTCAGAAATTAGTTCCGATCATTTTAGTGGAAAATCCTTCCGTCCCGTCCAAAAATCAACTCCCGCCCCAGAAGAACCCACAGCATCAGTTAAAGCACCAGCCGTTGAAGAACCAGCTCCCGCCTCCGCTCCCGAAACAAATGCCGTATTAGACACTGGGGAGGAAGGTGCAAATATTGTAAGTAATGCATCTCAGCGAGTAGCATCTTCTGTAAATGCTACGGTTGCAGATGGTTCAGAAGCTGTCAATGGAGCTATTAACGCTGGTAAAACAGCACTTAAATCGGGTATTGAAGATGCGACTACTACCGCAACAGAAGGACTTGCTGGTGCGATTGGAGAGGGAGGAATGACAGCACTTGGGATAGTGGGCGATCTAGCACCACCAGTAGCAGTTCTAGCTGGGACAGTGCTTGGTATATATGATTTATTTCATCACGAAAATGCTCCTCATGACCCGCCACCAGCACCAGTCATTTCAACCGCATTATCAAGACACGGTCTGGTTATGCCGTCTTCGGATGGGGTAATTGACGCTCCCGCCAGTAGTTCCGCTTTCTAAACATAATATTCAATGTTAAGGATTTTATTTTTTTTAAAATAGAATAATTATATAAAAAATAAAATATTTATATATTATATAATGTTCTCCGCCAACACCGATCAAGAATTCGTAGCATCTAAAACTATTAGTATTAAACCAGACAGTCAGATTGATTATGTTCCCTCTTCCCAAGCACGATTTTTAATTCCCCAGTATTTAGGATTTATTAACCCAGAACGCACAACACTAAAAATGAATATTGAACTCACTGGTCGTGGATGGAATCGCCCGTGCAAATATGCGGGTGCTCACTCGCTCATTCGTGACATCCGTATTCAAACTGGGGATGGTATTACAGAATTAGAAAATCTCCAAGATTATAACCAGACTGTCGCCAATAGTTGGAACTACACTGGTAATGAAACTATTAATAACAAGCGTGATATGTTTGAAGGTCGTTCTTTCAACGCTGATGTAGATGCTGGTCTTCTCTATCATAGACCCCCCGCAGTTCAACCAACCGACGCAACTGTAATTCGCACAACTGCTACGAATGAAAAAATACAAGTCCAGCTCCCCGTTGTAGGTTCTGGTATTCTTGGTGGTTCAAATATAGCCCCTCTTATGGCGATGTCTGGTATTCGCATGACTGTTAATTTTGATACTGCTGAGAAATCTATGTCCGATCTCAGACAAGATGGTCCTTTATATTATTCTGGATATAATACTTTCGCCCCAGAGCTTGAAGTGGCTCTCGCAGTCGGCGATGATGCTAAAACCGCTGTTGGCACTGAATTTTCTTGCACTGTCGGTATTAGCGGTGCTGATAAAATAGCAAATAGTCCTTACTTTATAGGCGATATGATATATGTAGCCGACGATATTAATGGAACTAACGAAGAAGCTCTTGGTGTAGTCACTGGTGTATCTATTGATGCGACTAATGGTAGCAACTTAAAGCTGACTTACATCCCCGACAGAGCACTTACTACGGGTCTAACATACGCTCACGCAACTACCAGTCCAGTATATGTTAAACTCGCAGACCGTCAAGCAGACCACCCACAGGGATGGGCGAACACTGGAATCACTACGAACTATCCTCCGATCGGATGGGTCGTTTCTGAATTAGAAATAGTCACCGACCAAGTTCAGCCACCCGCCGAATATGTATCTCGTCTTGTTAATAAAGTCGCAACAGCGGAAGGTCTTAGCATGGATTATAAAACATACACCACTTATAGAAATAATGTATTTGCTACATCTGGTTTAACAACTCAAAACATTCCAGCACAGCAAACACGGGCATATTCTATTTTATCTGTTCCTCTTGCTACTCGTGCAAGTTCTGACATTAGATACGACTCACTTGAAGCACTTCCAGATGAGGCGAGTTCTTATCAATTTGTGCTTGGTAATGCGACTGTACCAGACAGAATGGTAGATCTATCAAGAACCACTAGCACTACTTCCGCAGCTATATCTCAACTCGCCCTTCTTGAAACTGAGAAAGCAATTTCTAACTGTGGGCTTGTTGTAAGGGATTTACTTAATGTTAAGGATAAACTAATTATTGGTCGTGCTTTATCACGCTATGGGCAAGTATTTAATCTGGCGGATGAAAGTGTTGCTCTTCGTGTTGAATATCCTCTTGGAGCAAGAGAAGCTAAAAATTTCTGTCATCAAATCTGTCATTTAAATCGCCTTAATATTTCAAAAGCGGGTGTAAGAGTTATTCGGTAATTTAATTTAAAAAACATTTTATATAATAATTTAATTTCTTATATTATTATATACTAAATGTCCGTCATTCAATCCCAAGAATTTGTTGAAATTGATCCTCTAAACACAGTTCCCACTTATGGTTTTTCAAAAGGGTTCCCCATAATTCAGTTTGAAATATCTAGCCAAAATAAGTTTTTAGTAGGAAGTAGCATTAGAGTTAATGCAGATGTTTCTATTAAGGCAACTCCCGCCGGTGGAACAGCAACCCAGCTTGTAAATAATGGTAGAACCGACGGCAACAGTGGTGCGAGTCGCCCTACCTTTAATGCTTCATTTAACAATCGTGTAGCGGCTGCTTCTGTAATTCATCAGATTACTATTTCTAACCAAGAACAGAAAACATTAGAAACTATCCGTAATTATCCCATGTTCCTCGCTGGAACACTCCCGACGACCCACTCCGCCCCCGATTTTGATTGTGGTCTTGCACAGCAAAGCGGTAATTCATCTCGTGCTTTAACCGGTGCTTGTGGTATGAACGAGACAACCTCTGTTTCTATCCCTCTCCGCTGTGGTCTGTTTAACGGGAACGATATGATTCCGCTTTCTGTCAATGGAACTCGTGGTATATCCATTCAGCTTGAACTCGCACCCGATGCGAATGCTATTGGTTCTGTTGCTGGTGCTGTCGTTCCCCGCTCTGCTGGTGCAGTATCGTATGAACTAAGCAATGTGACCCTCTCTTATACGCTTCTCGTCCCTAATGGAGAGGTTCAAGCACAGATGGGAACGCCTTCATCTGGTTCAATGTCTTATAATGGTGTAAATCATATCTATTCAGTAATGAATTCATCAGACCAAGTATTAAGTCTTAATCTTGGATCGCAGAAAGTTCTATCAGTTCACAGCACCGTTCTCCCAACAACTCATATTAATAACAGTCTTGTTGATTCACTTAGAACAGATTATTTAAGAAATAAATCATCATCTGCTTCAACCGATTACGATGAAAAAGTAGATGTGCAAGAAGTTAGTTTCAGTCGTGGTGGTATGAACTTCCCATTAGAACAGCCCATTATAGAGCGGGACATTACGACATCAGTTCGTCCTCAAACTGAAATTCTAAGTAATTTCATTAATAGTATTAAATCATTTAAAAATATGACCGCTTCCATGTGTTCTCTTAACACTAACTTTAACCTAAATACTCATAGTAGTCGTCCATTGAATCGTGATATTACTCGTAATAAAAACTCTCTTCCAGACCAAGACGCACCCGTATACGGCTTTGGTGTCAAATGTGGGGAACTTGATGTTGGTGTAGATTACAGTCGTCAAGCATACGGACTCCGCATTAAATCTGGATTAAACGGTATTTCTCCTAACAGTGTATTTACTTATGTTCTATCGCAGAATACTCTAAACTATTCACCCAACGGAGTAGTTATAGTAAATTAAATTAATCATTCTATTTCTTTTTTTAAAAATTATATAATAAATTAATTTCTTAATGTATTATATAAATGTCTAACCTTCCAGAAGTTCTACAAATAACCCCAATGGGAACAATTGATAATATGACTATTGAAACAAGCATTCTTGATCCAACCACTATCACTGCGAATTCTGTCCGCTTTGTAATCCCCCGTAAAGGAATTTTAGATGTCGGGTCAGCAGTTGAGCTTGGTTGTGTCGCTCTTGATACAGCACTTGCTGGTGATGACGCAGCCCTTGCTAAAAAACCTTTCTATCCTTATAAAACTGGTATTGGAGCGTGTATCAGCCGTGCAACTCTCCGATGTGGTTCAGTAGTTTTAGCACAAACAGAACAATTTGGTCGTTATTTAACAATTAATAATCAGTTTAAGACCCAAGCCGAGAGAACTCACCGTGATGCTACATACA